TTTTCTTTCTTTGGCGGCATCGTGTCATCAGCCAGCTTCAGTTTGGTTTGCATTGTTTCCCTCTAATTGATCTCGTAGCATAGGTATAAAGTCATCCAATAAAAGGCAGACGCGCCAGGGCTGGCCGTTGCGCCGGTAGACTACCACCGGCACCTCATGCGGCTGCGCACAGGCCTCGACCTGTTGCGACCAGGCATCAATCTGCAACCGTTCCTGCCGCTTTACTTCAAGCCTAAAGTGCTGGATCGTGATGTCATCAGCACCATCTCTGGCTTGCCCTAAGTTGCGCTTGACCACGAACCCGAGCTCATTGGTTAGCAGCGTGGCCAGCTCACGCTCGCCTGCAGCGCCCTTGTTCCGCTTACCGCGACCGTTCATGCGCCACCTAGCAGCTTGTTCAGCCGATCCTGCGTGGTCTGGTAGCGCTTGCCGTAGGCCTCCAGTATCAGCTCTTCCAAGATTGACACCCTGGTGCGACGCTGTTCTGCAGCCGCCTGGTCTAGCAGCTGCCTTACCTCTGGCCGCATACGCATTAAAAACATCTTGCCCTGTTTCATAACACCCCCTTGTATATCGCCCGAATATAATTCTAAGACCGTAACGCCGTCAACGCTTGCCAATTTGACAGCACCTAAAATTATTTTGGTTTGGGGTGTTGACATATACCGGCGATATATGAGAGTCTCTGTCTACGGTCACTGCCGACCGGATCAACCACCCAGAAAGAGGAGTTGAAAATGCAAAAGTACACAGTCTTCCAAATCAATCTGTCCGACGCACAGCACAACAACAACGCTATCCGCGAGTTGTATTTGGACACCATCATGTCGCCTACCGACAAGCGCATCGCAGCCGCCCGTGATTTGTACGCAAAGGTTGCAGTAATTCAGGCTGATTCTCTAAGCCAGGTTTTTGAGATCGGCAACATCGGCCCTGAAGAAAACATCGAACGCTTAGCCCGTATGCACTCGGTGTCAGTCGGCGACGTTATCGTGTCCGACTCTGGCGATGCGGTTTACGTTGCACCGGTAGGCTTCAAAGCAATTAATTTCTAAGACCAGGGGCTCCGGCCCCTATCAACCACCGAGATCCAGGAGTTGAAAATGTCCAAATATGTAGCTTACTTCCGAGTTTCCACTGAGCGCCAGGGCCAATCTGGCCTCGGCCTTGAAGCCCAGCAGGCAGCAGTCAAAGCCTACGCCGACGGCATCATCCACAGCTTTACCGAGATCGAATCAGGCAAGCACGATGACCGGCCACAGCTGGCCGCTGCCATCGCCATGTGCAAAGCCACAGGCGCAGCTCTGCTGATTGCCAAGATCGACCGACTGAGCCGCCAGGCAGCATTCCTGCTGACCCTGCGTGACTCTGGCGTGCAGATCGTTGCAGCCGACATGCCGCACGCTGGCACGCTTGAGTTCGGCATTCGCGCTGTGGTCGCCCAGCATGAGCGCGAAGAGATCAGCCGCCGTACCAAGGCAGCACTGCAGGCAGCCAAGGCTCGCGGTGTCAAACTCGGTAACCCAAACCCGCAGGCAGCAGCAGAAGCCGGTGCAGCCGCTGGCCGTGCGAACGCAGACGCATTTGCAGCTCGCATGATGCCCATCATCGCCGACCTGCAGCGTGCAGGCATCACCAGCCTGCGCTCAATCGCAGCAGCGCTTACAGCCCGCGGCGTGCAAACCGCTCGAGGTGGCCGTACCTGGGGCGCTGCCCAAGTTTCCAACCTTATTCAGCGGGGTGCAGCATGAACGACGATTTCTTCAACGGTTTTCTGCTCGGGATCTTTGTTGTCATGGCCATGTTCTTTGTGGCGGGTGTCATATGATCACCGGCCAGATCCTGCGCGATGCCCAGCTGGCATTGTTCGAGCAACGCGACAGCGACTTCCTGGCTCAGTGCCGGGAAATTGCAGCTCAGATCTGCAGGCAGCAGGGCTCGGTGTCCATCAACGATGTGCGAGCTGCCATCAACCTGCCTGCGGAGCTGCACCCATCAGTGCTCGGTGCCGTTTTTCGGGGTAAAAAATTCACAGCAATCGGCTACACAGAAGCCGCTCACAAAGCCGCCCACGCTCGCGTGGTGCGGGTCTATAAACTAACGGAGGAAACATGTCAGGCAAACTAACACCAGACTACATGATGAGCGCTAGCCGCCTGCCAGCGCTGCTCGGGCTGTCTCGCTACCAGACACCCAATGATGAGCTGCAGTACAGCATCAACGCAAGCAAAGGGTTGCCACGCGAAGACAAACAGAACGAAGCGATGGCTTGGGGTGACCGGATCGAGCGCCTGATCTTGCAAGAAACAGCCAAGCGCCTCGAGCTGCTTGAGCTCTCGACTGAGTTCGACTCGGCCTTCTTTCATAAGACGCTGCCGCTGGCTTGCAGCCTGGACGGTTGGGCGCATGGCCGTGGCCAGAAGATCCGCACCGACATGGACGCAGGCATTATCGTGGTCGGCCAAGATGAGATCATGCTCGACGGCTATGGTGTGCTCGAGGCCAAGCTAACCGCAGTGTCGCCCGAGGAAATGCCAGCGCTGTACCGTGGCCCTGTGCAGTTGCAGGCACAGATGGACATCATGCAGGCCAAGTGGGGTGCGGTGGCCGTGCTGTACCAAGGAACCGTGCTGCGGATCTTTTTGTTTGAGCCGCACAAGCAAACACTGGAAACGATCACGACTGCGGTGCTGGAGTTCCAAAACAAAATCGAGAAGTACAAAGCCACCGGCGAGATTGACTACTACCCACCAGCCAACAGCAAGGATGCCGACCGCATGTATCCGGCAGCGGATGAGGCTGCGGTAGTCAACCTACCTGGTCGCGCTGAACAGCTGGCCGACCAGATCCTGGCAGCGAACGCAGCCATCAAAGAGGCCGAGGGTAAGCGCAGCGAGGCAGAGACTGAGCTGAAAGCCATGCTTGGCCAAGCATCCAAAGGCACCGTCGGACGCTTCGAGATCCGCTGGCCAATGCGTAGCTACAAGGCGCAACCAGAGAAGGTCGTGCCGGCGAAGGACGCATACAGCATCAGACAATCAACTTTATCAATCAAAGAGGCACTATGACCAAACTCGAAGAGGCGCACGCCAGAGCTGTTGTCGCGCTGTTGAACACCATACCCAAATGCAGCGAGGAAGAGGCCGAGGAAATTGTTGAGTCCTTTACCGCGCTAGTTCTTTACACCATCGAAGCATTTTTACCAGGGGATAACAATGAGCAATCTCGTTACAACTAGACAGGGCTTTGCGCCTGCAACCTTTACCGAAGCCAGGCAGTTTGCCGAAGAGCTGGCATCGTCCAGCCTAGTACCCAAAGCCTATGTCAGCAAGCCGCAGGACATACTGGTGGCCATGCAGTGGGGTGCAGAGATCGGCCTGGCACCCATGCAGGCATTACAAAATATCGCGGTGATAAATGGGAAGCCTTCGGTCTACGGTGACGCAGCGATGGCGCTGGTGCAGGCCAGCCCACACTGCGAAGACATCGAAGAGTATTTCGAGGACGAAGGCACGCCGAACCCGGTGGCCGTGTGCGTTGCCAAGCGCAAGGGTCGCAAGCCGGTGGTGGCTAAGTTCAGCGTCGAGGATGCCAAGAGAGCTGGCTTATGGGGCAAGCAAGGGCCGTGGCAGGCGTATCCAAAGCGCATGATGCAAATGCGAGCTCGCGGGTTTGCGCTGCGTGATGCGTTTCCTGATGCGTTGAAGGGTCTGATCACAGTCGAGGAGGCGCAAGACTTCCCGCCAGAGGCCAAGCCACAGCCAGCCAAGAATATCACGCCGCTGCCATCTAACCCACTCGATCGAATCGCACCACCACCGCCACCAATAGATGAGTATGTGCCGGATCTGGAAGAGGCTGACCCGGAGCCAGCAGGTGAGTTCCAGCTGATGGTGCCAGGCAAGGACGGTGGCGAGCCGGTAGTTAAGTCAACGCACGCAACGCAGCTGGATTGGTCTGCAGCCTATGAAGAGCTCGCCGACAAGGCCATGTCAGCAGGCAAGGCAAGTGAGCGTGACCGGATGACAGCGCTAAAAAATTTCAAGGAAGCGAACCAGGTGCTGTTTAAAAAGATGGAGCCTGGTGCCATGCTGCAGCATTCGCAGGCCTACCAGAAGCGGCTGCGAATGCTGGGCGCTGAAATGAACAAGGAAAAAAATCCCGACGAATAGTCGGGAAAACCCGCTGGTACATTGGTTAGCGCAGGAGGGGCGCAGTATCAGCGGGGGGTGTTCCTCACTGCTTCGTACTGACGGACGCAGGTGTCGAGGGCTGATTGGAGCCTTGCTGCGTCGGCGGCGTACCTTGCAAGAAACTCTCCATTTGCCCGATCCAATTCCGCTCCAG